AACTCTGATGCTTGTAATACTGAAGTAAATCTAGGTGGTTTTTCCCAAGGCCAAGGAGACTCAGGATCAGTAAGTAATCCTTCCCCAGGTATGGGCCTATCCATACGACTGTAAAAATCTATATTTTCTTTATCTTCCATATTAGAACCTTACGTCAATGCTCTTTGTTGCCCTTGATCACTATAAAAGCCTAACAATGGGTCATAAAATCCTGGGTTAGATCTTGTAAAATCCATAAAAGAGCCGATACCAAACATATTATTTTGTGTTCCCATGGGTGTTTGATAAGCTAAATCAAATTGACTTGGAGTGGCTTGCATTTGCATTGGATCAAATTGAGGGAAAGCATCTACAATTCCAAAACTTCTTGTCCCATAATCTATTTCTTCTTGCCCTCCAAATTCTGAAGCAACTTGCATAGCATTTTTACCTGCTTGTATGAATCCAACTTGGGTAGGATCAAAAGGAGCTGCAGTTCTTGAAACAGATTTCTGAAGCCAGTTCTTATCTTTTGCTGTAGGAAGTATTTTTTCAGGAGCTTGTATTGCTTGATTTACAATTTTATCAGTTTCACTGACACTGATAGGAGCTTTAGAAGTATTCTCTAATACTGTTTGAGGATTAACTTCATTTACAACAGCTTCAACTCCTTGTTCTTGAAGACCTGCTCTTACCTGTCTTGAATACTCTGAACCACTCATCCTCATAGCATTGTCTGCATATTGCGGCCCTTGTATATTTCCTTTTGTTACATTGCCATAAGATTTTTGTTGATCTACATAGTTTTCAAAACCATCCGCTGCAAATACTTCAGATTGTCCCATAGAAGCTGGAGAAGTCCCTCTTGCTAAAACATTTTGAATGTTAGCTTGGCTTTGATATTCAAAATCAATTTTAAGTCCTTCAGCTAAATCTAAATTTAAACTCTCCATTGGTTGTACTACACCATTTATTATTTTCATATCAGGATTTAAACTTTTTAAATCTTTAGCACTTATTCCTACTTTGTTAGAAAGTTTATCTAGATCTATAGCTTCTTCTAAGTTAAAGGTTCCATCTTTAAGACCTCTAAATAACTTCTTTGTTTCTCCAAATCCTGCTGCAGTTCTTTCCATAGCTGAATTAACACCAAAAAAGTTTTGTGCTGCGCTATCTATCTTAAACAACCCTGTAGCTTCACCAAATTTATTTAAAGCTGTTTTACCAAACTCTTTAATACCATTAGTAATACTACTAAAACCTGATTTAGCTGCAGTTACAAAATTCTTGGCTTTTGTTAAAACATTACCTATGCCTCTAGCTGCTGCAGAAAATATAGAATTACCTGTTGCAGAAGCTAAAGTAGCTCCTAATTTCCCTAACCCTTTTAGAAACATACTGCCTATACCTGCAGGGAATAAAAACATCATAGCTAATTGACCAACAAAGCCTATCTTGCCCATAAACTTACCAAAGGCTTTAAATGCTTTTTTGATACCTTTACCAATTTTTTTAAAGACTTTACCAATGCCTTTAAATATATTTTTAATTATTCCCATTACTATGCTCCAAAATTAGCTTCATTTGTCCCCATTGATGAATTAAATAAAGTTTCAATTCTTTGAAAATTACCTGTTACGTTTTTAGATGCTCCTTCAGACTCATTAGCTAATGCGGTTGCATACAATGTAGTCTTACGTTGCTGTTCATTTTCATATTGTTGTCTGTAATAAGCAGCTTCATCTCTTAACTGTTGCCATAAAAAAGTTTGTTCCTGCTGACTTAAAGCAAATAGTTGTTGAGCTTGTAATTGATTAGCTGCATTTTGTGTTGCAGTTTCCGCTAAATTTACTTGTCTTCTCCAGTTAACATTAGATTGCTCTACAGCCTGAGAGTTTTGTTGATTCCATTGATCTCTTTGAAAATCAATTTGTGTATTAAACTGATCTATTTGACTATTTAATTGTGCAGAAAGTTTAGCAGCATCTAGATCATTACCTGCTTGTATAGCAGCAATACGATTAGCTTCTGTAGCATTAAACTGTTCCATAGCATTTTCTTGCGCTGCATTTTGTAAATTTAACTGCTGACCTAAACTAGCCATAAACTGATCTGTTTGGGCTTGGCTTGTAGCATTAAATTGACTAGCTGCATTTTCAGCCGCTGATGAAGTTAACAACCTTTGTTGTCTTTGTTGAGCATCTAAAAGATAAGACTGTTGTTCTGTACTTAAATTAGCTAAATCTTTTTGTAAAAAGTTTCTAGCATTTTCAATACTGGCTCTACTAGTTAAATCAGCTCCTTGCATATCCATAGCAGCTAATGAAGTAGCATCTCTAATAATAGTTTGTTGATTATTATTTAAATCTTGTAATGTAGCTGTTTGCATAAATTTACTATTAGCAAGTTCTATTTGTTGCTCGGCACTAAACCTAGCTAAATCTATATTAGCTACAGTAGCAGCGTTTCTAATTGCTGTTTGTTGATCTACATTTAATTGAGTTAATCCCATTTGTTGAGCAAGACCAGCATTAATTTTATTTACTTCAAGATTCTTATTTAAGTTAGCTAATTCAGTTTGTTGGGCTGATGTTAAGTTTTGAGACTCTGCCTGGTTCTTAGCAGTAAGGAAAGCTAATCGCATCTGTTGGTCACTAGATAAATTAGCAATTTCCATTTGCTGTTTAAATTCTTGATTCTTTGTTAAAAAACTAGCAGCTACTTGCATCTCAGCTAATCTTTCTTGATTTACTGCAGACTGATTAGCTCCTAATCTTTGAGCTTCAACCTGTAAGTTTGCAAGCTCTATTTGTTGATCATTACCCAGATTAGCCATTTCTGCTTGCTGTTCATTCTGCAAGCTTTGTAATCTTACTTGTTGCTGTTGTTGAGCTTCAGTTAATACTGTCTGTTGGGTCATCTGACCTTGAGTTAAATTAATCTGTTGTGCTAACTGAGCTGATTGAGATTCAGATGTTTGTCTGTTAGCTACATTAGTTAAACGTAACTGCATCTCTTGATTAGCTTGTTGTAGATTAGCTTGCTGCTCATTAGATAAGTTTTGATTAGCTCTTTGCTGTAAAGCAGTAGCATTGCTCTGAGCTATAGGTAAAGCTGTTTGAATAATTGCATTAAATAATGCATCTCTACCTACAGTAGAAACACCTAATCCTCTAGCACTTAATCTGGATTCTACTAATTGAACTGCAGGTCTAGCCCATGCAGGAGTAGTTCCTTCATCTATACCAGCTAATAGATTTTCTAATTGTACTGATACCAATGCTTCTTGTGGTAGTGCAGCTATAGCCGCTTGAACCTCTACAGGTTGAGTATCTACTTGAGCTGTTATTTGTGCAGGATTATCTAAAATAACGTCTGTTATATCAGAAGGTAATCCTCCTACTTCCGCTAACATAGAAGCTGCTGATCCTTTAGCTGCCTCTCCTTTTATTTCTCTTCGTTCTGCAGCTTCATATCCTACAGATCCTTGAATAATAGCTTCTGTACCTTGAGCAGCTTCTTCATCTGTTATAGCTTGTCTTTGTTGTTTTTCAGCATCAGCAGTAGCAGATAAAGTAATTGTTTCACCTGTAACAGGATCTATTTGAGATCTTACATCTTGAGTAAATACTTGCTTTCTAGCTAAAGCTGCTTGTTCTGCTTCAGCATCTCTTTGAGCTGCTTGAGTTTGTTGTAATTCAGAAGAAGTTGATTCAGCTATCCTATCAAAATCAGCTTTAGCAATCTTAGCAGTATCAAAGGTTAATGTATTACCTTGTCCTATACCTACTTTAGCATGGTAATCAAATACATTTTTATATGTACCATCCTGTATAGCTTGTCTAGCTTCAGGATACTTATCAAAATAATTAGATTCAGCCTGATTGTATGCTTGCATAGACTGAGCTGATATTTGATCTTGGGCAGTAGCTCCTTTAAACGTACCTGATGAAGTAGAGATATCACCAGCAGTTACAGTTCTTTCACTTATATCTTGAATCTCAGATAATTGTCTACCGCCTAATATTGATCCTTCTAAAGAAGTTTGAGTCGTTTCAAAAGCCTCTGGCCTTTCCGTTCTAAATTCTTTTCTTCTTTCTTCATTATATATTCTATCTAATACACCCTCTGAAGGATCAGCTCCTGGTTGCCTACCTCCTGCTATTGCTGATCCTTTATAGAAATCAAACCTTTCTTGAGGAGTCATGTTGTTCCATTTTTCTTCAGCCATAATCCAATTAGTTATGGCTGTTTGCTGATCTTGAAATTGTTTACTATTTGGAGCAGCTCCACTTACGCTGAGAAGGTCAGGTTTTGGCCCTGCAAAATCCTCATAAGTTCCGCTATATGCTTCTGGAATAGTAACTTCTTCATCAGGAGCTTCATCACTAGGAGGTGTATCTGTAGGAGTTTCATCTGTAGGAGGAGTTGTTTCTTCCTCTGTTTCTCCTTTTAAACCAAAGGCACGATTAAAATAGTCATAAGATATTAAAGCTCTTTGATCTAAGTCAGGATTATTTGCAGCTATATTTCTTAAATCTTGTTGTTGAGCAGGACTTAAAGATCCAAAAGGTATCTGTACAAGCCTATTACCTGATCCATCATTAACTCTAACATTAAGAACTTGACCATTAGGATTTATACTAAGACCACTATAATCAAAAGGACTGCTATCTAAATTAACTTGATTTGGAGGTACTCTTCCTGTTTGAGAAGTTATATCAAAAGGCGTAGTTTCTTGAGCAGGAGGAGTTGCAGCACCACTTGGAGGAGTTGCAGCACCACTTGGAGGAGATGTGTCAGCAGGGGCAGCTTCTTCACTTGGAGGAGGCTGTTCTCCTCTAGGAGGCATATCTACACCTGTGGCAGCTTTATACTTTTCAGCTTCAGACAGACGGCCATCTCCATCAGTATCCATACCAATAGTGCCATTTCTGCGTAATATGTCTCTTCTAGCTTCTAACTCAGCAGCTTCTTTAGCAGCAGCATCTTGTTCAGATGTGTCTGTAGTAGTTGAAGTATCTGTAGTAGGTGAAGTATCTTCAGGAGGTGGAGTATCTTGAGCATTAGAAGTTGCTACATTGTCTCCAGTATTTCCTAAAGCCTCTACTTGTTTTTTAATTTCTTCTTGAGTAGGAATAGGAATATTCCCAGGAAACCCTGTAAATGCTTTTACTCGTCCACCACCAGTATAATCTTGCCTTTCTTTTAAAGCACGACTACGCCCTTTGGCTTCTTTTCGCCTTTTTAATGCTTTGAGAGCTTTTTTACTTTTAGCCATAACGCTCTAACCTTTAAATTTATACAGGCTTATTATTTTCTAAATAAATACCTGAACCAGTAGTAGGGGTATTCTCTTGGAGATAAATATCATTAGCTCCCCCACTTACTTTAGGGTTTTCTTTTTGAAGAATATCATTAGCTCCTCCACCTACAGGAGAAGGATCTTTTAAATAAATATTACTATTGCCTCCAGACACTTTAGGAACTTCTGGAAGATAAATATCATTTACTCCACCATTTATTTTAGGTGAAGGTTTGTGTTGAGTATCTGTAGGTTGTGCCATTTTACTTCTCCTATTAATTAAATATTAATGCAACCCAAGCTGCAATAACTGTAGTTGTAACTGTTCCTATTACCATCCAAGCTAACTTTTCCCATCTTTGAGCATGACTACGAGTAGCTAATTTTAACTCACGCAGTTCTATCATAGCCTCAGTCCAACGCTCTCCACATTCTTTTTCATGTGTTGCTATTCTTTCTAAAGCTTCTAAGGCTATTTCCAAGGCTTTATCTCTACTTTTTGCCATTATTTCCATTCTTTGATGTATAAGCTTGACTACCAAACCATACACTTACGACACCTGCTACTGATATATAATAGATACTACTCATTGAACCTAATATATCAGCTCCCTTGTCTAGATTTAAATAACTACTTACTAATACTAATGATGGGTATAACAACATACCCCATAAAGCAAACCAGCACATATTGCGTTGTGCGTCAGCTTTTTCATTCTGTATCTCTAGTTGTTGAAGTCTTTCGCTAGTAGCTATTTCTTCATCACTAACTATACCATCACCATCAGTATCATACTGAGCATAGCTAGACCCTGGTTCTAATTGTTTTGGATTCATTTAATTATCCTTATGATGGCTTTACAGGCCAATCATTATCTCCTGATCCATCTGGGGCAGGTATTTTTAAATTAGGCCAATTACTATGTGTTGTAATGTCTCGCAATGCTTGCCTATATGTTTTCCAATCATTTGACATAGTTACATCGCTACACGCCATCCAATCTGTTTCTGCTAGTCTTCTATTTCTTTCAGCCCTTGTTGCTTCTGCTGATGCAGCATCTTTAGCTGTTTGTGCGGCTGTTTTTTCGCTATCTGTTAGACTTTCTATCTTTTGTAAATATACAACATTATCTTCTATGTAAGGGTCTACACTTGTGCTTTTTTGAGTCATAGGATCATAAGAACGGCTTAAAGTAACAGGCATAACAGAATTAGCAGACATCCAAGCAGAAGATGGCCCAGTTGCAGGGAAGCTTACATTAGAAAACAAAACTTTATGTTCTCCTACTTCTTCTACTGCGTTGTCTTTAATTTTAGCTATATACATATTATTTACCTATTTATCTATTTATCTAAAAATGCTTCTGAAGGTGCTGTAAAGTTTGAAGTATAACGTGCTTTTTTAGTAATTCTAAATTCGTCAATATATCCATCCATGCTATATGAACCATTATAATAAGCTCCTATAACATGGAAGTAACTAACGTTAGTAGTGCTTAACAATGGTATAGCAGTTGAATCAGAACTGGTTCCACTTGCAGTTCCATCAATATAATGAGTGTATACGCTTCCATTACGCACTAAAGCAACGTGTGTCCAAGTGCTGGTTGAAATTGTACCTGTAGATTGAAAATTGTTTACAGGGAATTGTAAATCAGCTCTTGCAATCCATGTTGCAAGTTTTCCAGATGAATTCACATAAAATTGTATATAAGGGCCAGCACAATAAATATTATTGTAATTTTTATGAGAATTTATATAAACAAAACACTCTACAGTCCAATTTTCGGTTCCTGATGGAGGGGATACGCTTCTATCTGCAAGATCTAAATAATCTGCTGTACCATCATACTCTATGCTTGCAGTACCAAACTTTTTTTGAGAAGTGCCTATAGATAACCCTTTAGTTCTTATATTAGTATTTCCTGTTTGATCAATTATGGCAGAGCCTGTAGAGTTTAATAAAAGTTTTGTATTAGTTATTTTTGTAAGAGGTGCAGTTGGAACTGTAATTGTTGATCCATTTGTATAAGCATTACTTCCTTTTACAACTCTTATATCTGTAAGGTATCCACCATATTGAAACTGGCCTGAATAATGAGGGGAATCTCCAATGCGAAGTCCAGTTGCACTTGCTGAAAGACTAGGATTATTAGCTGTATTATAAACTCGTGCCCCATTTATATACCAATTTTCTGTGCCAGATGTATTTTGAAAAACTATATGACTCCATGAAAATCTGTTTGGCATATGATCAAAACTACCTGAGTAACCGCCAGCAGGATAAGCTGATAATCCTGCAGAAGATTCAGTACCTCCTCCATCTGTCCAAGCCCAATATTGATTTACCCCTATAGTGCTTAGAGCCATAGCCCAATTAGTATTAAAAGTGTCAGTTGGGTATGCCCACATTTCTATAGTGTAATCGCCTGTACCAAAGTCAAAATCTGTTGCATCACTTAAAGTTAAATAAGAATTATCAGTTTTAATAAAATAAACAGAGCCTCCATTAACAGATGCACTGTAAGCATCAGAAGGAGAATAAGGACTAAATGGATGCACCTCTGGAAGATTAGTAGAAGTCATGTGATTTACGCCTGAAGCATCAGGGGCAACTCTATGAGCAGAAGTGCTTTTATCTTTAAATCTGTTACTACAACAAGTTAATAATACAGTATTTGTAATTGCTGTAAGAGGCTCAGTAGGGGGAGTAAAATTTGATGTGTATACAGCAGTTCCTTTTACAACACGAAAGTTACTTATATGTCCATCCCATGCGTAAGAAGTTCCATAATACCAGCCAATATTAAATCCAGTATTCGTATAATTGGTGTTATCGGTAATGTCTGAAGTAACTTTGACTCCATTCTGATAAACATTTGTTACATTACTTGCTCTAACATAAGCGACATGAACCCATTCGTTTAATGGAAAGTCTGTGTCACTTAAATTAGTTTCGCTACTACCAACAAAAATTTGCCAACCATCATCATGCCATTGTCCTAATGCTGGCCCGACAACCCCTGTTGTTTGAGCAAACAGTCCATTTCCATACGCATTTTGTCCAGCCGTCAAATAACACCAACATTCAATAGTAAAATCGCCTGTACCAAAAGCAAAATCACTACTACTTGCAATTTGAAGATAATTAGAAGCAGCTCTCTCAAACTGGCATGACCACTTGCCTTCTTCTGCGCTAAAAGGACTGAAGGTTCCTTGCTTTGTATCAGCATTTGGATCTTCAATAGAATGATTTTCATCTGAACTATCTACAAAAGATACTCCACTTTGATTATTGGTTGCTCCATTAGAACCATCAGCATGAATTAATAAAGTAGTTAAATTAAAATCATCATCTACTGGATCTTCTTTTGCACCAGCAGAGATAAGTCTTTCAGAAAGAAATGCCATTAGCTTAAATCCTGCCCTGCTGTAAATCCATAATAAGTCGTACCACCATCTACAGTCATAAATACAAATACATCTACATCAGCATTTCCTGTACTTAATGTAGGAGCTGTTGCTGCTGCCCAATCAACTGAGTTAGGCCAAGTAATAGTTCTAGCTGTAGAATCTTGAGTCACTTTTAATGTAAATGAAGAAGCATATCCAGATGCAGCAGGATTACTAAAAGTATACGTTACATCTTCAGAAAGTGTATGAGTAAAAACTGAACCATCTCGTAAGTTTAATGTTGCTGCACCACTAGAACTTGTTACTGCTGTTGATTCTTCTTGAATACCATTATCAAACTTTGTAACACCATTGGCATCTGAAGTTACAACTTTACTAGCTTGTGTTGTACCAAGTGTAGTTATATCAAGATAATTAATCTCTGCTGTAGTAGCTGTTACACCATCTAATATATTTATTTCTGCTGTAGTGCTAGTAACTCCATCCAGAATATTTATTTCTGCTGTTGTACTAGTCACTCCATCTAATATGTTTATCTCTGCTGCAGTTGAAGTAACATTAGTTCCACCAATATCTAAAGTAGTAAGACTAACTTCTCCTGCTACAGTTAAAATACCATCTGCAAATGTTAATAAATCAGTATCGTCAGTATGCCCTATTGTTGTGCCATTGATAATGACGTTATCAACAGTAAGAGTTGTTAATGTACCTAAAGAAGTAATATTAGATTGTGCTGCTCCTGTTACTGTGGCAGCAGTTCCTGAAACATTACCTGTTACATCTCCTGTTAGTGGCCCTGCAAAAGCATCTGCTGTAACTGTGCCGTCAAAGTACGCATTTTTAAATTCATTATCAGACTTACCAAGATCAATAATATTGTCTGCGCCTGGATATAAAGCACCATCTTCAAGAATTAATTGTTTTTCATTACCAGCATAAAAATTAATTTTATCAGCATCTTCAAAATCAATTTTAGTTTGATCGTCTTCACCAATCTTAATATCAGTAGCAAGAAGAGATGTTATTCCTGTTTGTGCAGCATCTACACTTAACGTATTAGTGCTAAGACTAACGCCTGTACCAGCAACAAATGAGGTAGCTGACATAGGTATATTAGAAAGTGTATTGTTAGAAGCATTAATTGTTTTATTAGTTAATGTATCTGTAGATACAAGAGATACTAAAGTAGAACTACTTCCTGCTGGAAGTAACATTGTATTAGTAACTGCTGCTGAATGTGGTTGAGATTTTATTATCTGACCATGACTATTACTTTCACAATTAAGTTGGATAGCTCCAGCATTAGTATTACCCCTAATTGTTACATGGCCTGTTCCTTTAGCCTCAATTTCTAAATCAATATTAGAGTCGCCACCTGTAGCTGATAATTTAGGAGCGTTGCCAGTTGCAGCATTAGTAATATCAAATTGATTAACTGCTGAACTAGTAGTTTGAAATATTATTTGCTCATTGCCATTTTCATCGCCTATAAAATGAGCATCATCAATTAAAATATTATGGCTATTAGTATCTAAATTCCCACCTAACTGAGGTGAAGTGTCTTCTACTACATTAGAAATAGCACCAGAAGTAGCTAGTCCTGAAACTAATGTACTTCTTGCTATTTTCTTTAAACCTCCTCCAGAAGTATCTACTGCTAGTAAAACATCATCGTTAGCTACTGAAGATATTTCAGATAAAGATCCAACTGCTGTAGGATTAAAGTTAGTACCATCAGCAATAAGAAGCATACCTGAAGTATTAGTTCCCATTGTAAGATCATCACCAGTAATAGTGAGATCACCTGCAATAGCTACGTTTTGAGAAGCATCTATCGTTAAAGCAGTAGTTCCTCCAGTAGTTATCGTAATAACATCAGAACCACTAAATGCAATAGAGCTATTAGTATCTCCATCTCCTGCAATACTATCTAGTTGAATAGAACCTACATTAGTAATGTTATTATCATTAAAAGAAGTAGCCCCTAACGATATAGTGCCTGTTGCTGTTAGGTTAGAAGAACCTATATCTATTGCACCAAAACCAGATGTAATAGATCCTGCATTTAAAGCACCTACAGTAGTTAGATTTGTACCTGTATCTAAAGCAGCTTCAAAGTAAGTTTCAAAGTAAGTCAGTGCTACCTGCTTCATTGTGCCATTATCGTTAACGACTACACGATCAGCATCTGCAAGAGTAGTTGCACTAGCAGAAGTATCGCCATCCATTACATTTAATTCAGTTGCAGTAGACGTTACGCCATCAAGTATGTTGAGTTCAGCAGCAGTAGATGTAACACCATCTAAGATATTAAGTTCTGCAGCAGTAGAGCTAATAGCAGTACCATTAAAGTTGATGGCATCTACATAAGCAGTTCCATCTATGTATAAATCTTTAAACTCTAATGAACTTGTACCTAGATCAATATCATTATCTGTAACAGGTACGATTGCTCCATCTTGTATTCTTATTTGCTCTACTGCACTACTGGATACCTGAACATAGATACCCCATCTATTATTAGTGCTATCAGCTTCAATTTTATTTAAAAAATCAAGATCACCAATCTTAGATATACTGCCGCCTTGAGCTGATGATCCATCATGTCTATGCCCTGTTTCAGCAGCATCACTAGATGAATATGCAAAAGCATTTAATAATTGGTTATATTCATTATTAAATAATGCGGCTGTAATCGTATCTCCATCGGAGATCGTGCTTTGTCTTGTATATGAGTAAGCCATTTATTATTTCCTACCTGCTGGCATATAATCTATGTAAAAGCCATTAATTGAATAAGGTGATCTTTGGTCATCACTTTTAAGTCTAAAAGCTACTGTGTTTCCTGTTCCCTCTACTGCCTGTCTAACTAAAGGATTTTCTGCTGCTCCAAATTCAGACTCTCCAAACGTAGCACTTCCAAATGTAGCAGGTAAAGGAATCTGACTTAATGTATAAGCAGGAGGTTGAGGAGTTGTCGTGCTTTCAAAATCATATTTAACTTGTAACTCTGGTTGTACAGTACCTTCAGGAGTAACAGACACTTTTACATATTTAATAGTTTTTCTTGTACCTATATCTCCAAAATCTAAATCAGGTGTATAGTATTGAGCCTCTACATTAGAAGCACTACCTGCAGGATTAAATATATTACCTGTATCATGGTTATAGATATATCCTGCATTATCTCCATGATATAACTGTTCTACACCATCTTTATCTAAACCAGAAGCAAAACCAGTAGCTTGAATGCCTTTAGTTTCTGACCATTCAAACCCATTAGGAGTAAGTGTCCCTATAACACCTTTAGAAACTGAAGAGCTTTGAGTTGTGTTTGTATAAAATAATCTATATTGAGATTTACTTCTAAGCACTCCACTTGTAATAACAAAGTTATTAATGCCATCTGCAATAACAGTAGTTATCTTTTGTATTTGTCTACTAACAGAACTTAACTCTACGTCACCAATTCTTGCTGTACCTGCAACTGTACGAATACCATCAGGACTAAGAAATAAAAGATCACCTCCTATTTCTTGAATACTATTGCCATCTAAACAACCTACATTCTTTGTAACTGGTACAATTGCAATATTATCGCTATCACTAATGTTAATTAATTTAAATATACTGTTTTTACAAAATATAATTAAATCACTACGAAAGCTGGCTAGTCCTACAATAGAATCTGTTAGTTGTATACTTCCTGCACCTGACCCACTAAAAGAATCAGGATCAAGACTAGAACTAAAATATATTTTATTCTTAGCTGTAGGCGCACCTCCTACAACAAAGTGATTTTCATGTATTACTCCTACAGTAGGAGCTGTAGTGCTATCAACTGTAATCTCACTTGCAAAAAAAGTCCTATCTGATAAACCTCCAGTACCTGTCATTTTAAAAAAGAAAGGTTTATTTGCTCCATCACAAATTAATACTTCACCATAATCAGAAGTACCTTCAAACAAAGCAAAACTACATTGGCCTTGACTTGTTCTAGCATCATTAGATCTTCCACTAAACGTACTAAAGTTATCACCACTTCCTGAAACACTAGCTTTATTTATTTGTAAATAACTAGTTCCATCTTGACTAAAAAATATGCCTGTTCCCGAACAAACAATTAATCCATCTGCATAAACAAACATACCTAGTATTCTATTACTTGAATTAGGCCTAACTGAAGATCCTCCACCAAATAGTGTAAAACCATTAATGCGCCTGTAACCACCATCAGGATCTACTTCAAAGTTAAGTAACTCTGTAGCAACTCCAGGTTGTCGCATAATTTCAAGCTGATTTAAATTTACATTTAAACCACCTTTACACGCTAATGCGAAAGGCTGAGACATTAGAGGAACCTTATCCTGTCATCTTTAAAGTATCCTGGTGCAGACTCTGTAAGGTGTAGCTTCATTAAACGCAAACCTCTTTTATAATCTTCTAGTGCAAATGCTGCTGCTTGAGGATTTTCTTTAAACTGATGAACATAGTATCTAGCTCTAGCTAGTAATACAGTTTTATAAGTTTTGGGAAATACTAATTGATCACCATGAGCTGATAGCTCTGTAGGTAAGTTATAAGCATAAAACCAAATTCTATATACTTTATCTGGTATAGGACTTAATCCAAACTTTCTATTATCAGGACTTTTAATTACTCTGTCAGGCACTCCATAATTTTGAGTATCTGCATCATCTTGATTTTGAGAAATTCTAAAATAATCTTTCCATTCTTCAGTAGTAGTAAATCGTAAATTACGAATAGTAAAAGGAGCAGATTCTCCTGATACACCTACTGTTGTTAATAAAAAATTATCATAATCTATCGAACCATAATCAGTAGTAATGCTAGAACTATCACTTTTAAGTAAGTACCATCTTGTGCCAGCTACAGTTTCTACGTATACATTTCCATACATAGGATCAGTAGCACCACTAAGTGCAGTAGCCAAGAAAGGCCATTGAGGTTCTTCATTTACAATATCAAGATAAGCTCTATTAATACTATCTTTGACATGAGCCTGTACACCTATAGCACTAGAAAACGTAGAGCTAGTTAATGTAACTTCATTAAGCTCTCTTAGTAAATCATTACAAAGATTAAGATAAGTTTCGGACATAATTATTTCTTATGAACTTTTTGAATAGGAAAGTCTACAGATAAACTAGCTCCTTTATGAGGAACAAATTTACCAGTATGCTTCATTAACTTATAACCACCTTTAGATTGTTTCATCCAATGATAGCCTTTAGGAGCTTCTACTTTCATGCGCTAGGGTCTTTTAATTTACGACCTTGTGAGCTTTCAGTAACTGTCATAGAAGCACATTTTTTTGCCATCTCTGCTACAGAAGCATAGCCACCAGCACCATACATTGCTCTACCACCGCCCATCATTTTAACTTTACTGCCATACATCATTTTCTTTTTACCATAATCCATAGTTAATCCTTTTCTTTAACTTTAGATTTAAAAATTTTATCGTAATTATCTGAGTATCTTTTACGATCCTCATGTTTAAGAAAACGTCCTCTTATCTTAGAGGTACGTCTTGCACTCATTCTTATAGGATCTTTTTCACTTCCTAGTTGAGCCATAA